GCAAACATTTATATAAACAAATAATTAATTAACCATGTTCAAACCACGTATTTATGGTGTATCTAGAAGTTCCGTCAAGAAGGTCGGTTGTACCGTGTACATGTGTCCAATATGGTGGGAATATAACAGCGTCACCCGCCCCTATTTTCATCGAAAAATTGTCAAACTCTGGAAAATGTAGTTCACCACCCTTGAAATTGTCATTGAGACCAAGTATAACAGAAAACATACGAATATGTTTAGAATTCAATTGAAAATTAGCAATCACACCATCTCTGTGTAATGTAGTTTTTCCATAAATGTGTCGATACTGGATTACTTCTTTGTTTATCGTACTGTTTATGATAAAATATTTTGACATATAGTCACGAATATATTCCAATGCATTCATTGTTATATTTTCAATTTCATTTCTATTTGTAAAATCTTTTAGATTACAACTATTTGCCAAAACATTATGGGTATGGGAATATTCTTCCTTAATGCAATGATGTGTATCTATACCATCTCTCAAAATTTTCATTTGTTCTTCAGAAAATAAATCTTTGAAAATATATATCTTTGTTCCTATGTCACGTATCATAACTTCACCTGCGAATCTTGGTTCCATACCACATACTAAAGGTATTCTTTTAAACTTCTTTAATACCTCGTTTAACATGTACCCACCCCTGTATACTTATATCACTCTCTTCACACCACGGATAAATTTCATCGTCATCTCCTATGAAATTTAGAGCACGTATACCAGTGCCAATACACTTGTCGCAAATAGCCTTGTTATCATCAATAATAAGACCTATATCGAGGGCGTGGCATATATCCACTTTCTGGATTTCACTAGATGTATAACTATTTGTAAGTATAACATCGTCGAACATATATGGGAAATACATGTCTATCCATTTTTCAGTTTCTTTTCGGGCCATATCTTGGCGTCCAGTTACGATATACATTTTGTCATATCGCTGTCTAAGGTTAAACATAGCTTTTTGTGATCCAAAGATTGGTGTAAGTTCCGTGAATGCTTTAGATTGATAAAAGTCATGGACCATTTTTTGTGAAGTTGGTTCATCTATGTCAAATATTTCGCGATACACATAACTGTATTTGGGTTTGGTGATAATTTGTTTATGAAATTTAGCCATTGGGATTAAGAATTTTACTAAGACTTCGTCGATATCGATTGCAACCCTGTTCATTTATTTATTACAAACATTATTCATAGTCTATAATTACTACACCCACAGGGAAAAGGTGTTCCATTATTTTCTCAACTTTAATTAGATGTCTGGATTACCAGTTGTAAATTATGGTAGAATGGAACGACTTAGACCACCAGAAAGCACACCAGTGCCATTGACTTTAAACACATTTTGTATCGTATTAATAGTTATATTTCTATTGTACCTATACAAACGCTCAGTCGCAATTACTCAAGAGCGTCAACAATTTTATACTTGAGACACTTTTCTGGGGAAAGATAGATATCCTTCTTCATCAACTTTTTCAACATTTTCTCAGGGATTTTAGTTTTCTCGAGATACATCTGTTTTAACTTTTGCATAAACTTATCTGTTGATTTCAGCTCATGCTTAAGTTCTTGGAAATTGCCCCACATCTCTGTAGAAATCTGATGAATGAGAATGTATGCATTCTTACCCATACGTCTTTCAGCCCCACCAAGTAGCATAAATGTAGCCGCACTACAACAAGAACCTTGGGCAATGGTGATAACCTTCACTCGTGAAGTTTCGAGAACGTTCATCATGTTCATACCAGCAAATATACAACCACCTTCACTCATGATATGGACTCGGATGGATGGTTCGTACCCAACGAGTTCAGCTTTTTTTTTAAGAAGTTCAATCTCCAATTTTTTAAATTTATCAACGAAGTCAAGAGTGTTTTCGCGATCAACATCGGCATAGAAGAGAATTTCATTCCCGATAGTTTTGACGTATTCTTCAGTGGCTGGAACTTCTTCTTCCTTCGTACTCATTCTTCAAGGCTTTCTTGATTTTAGTTACGTCTCTTGATTTTAAGCCACTTCCAACAGCCAAATGGTTGATGACGTCGAAGTCTTGAGGTGAGATTTTATATTCCACTAGTTTACTTAGGTCTCCTTTTTCTGCATACTTCTTTAAAAGGCATAATTCCTCTACACCTAACCCCATTCTTGATTTTTTCTTAAGTTCCTCAAATTTTCCTTTTCTCATTTTATAGTTCCCCAGTTTAGTCCAACAACTCCCTGGTCTAATTTTATCCTTTTCGAGTGGTTCACCTAGACACTTCTTTGGTATTGTGAGCGCATGTAAGACGAAATAAGGCATGAGGTTCCAATTCCCTGATTTATATATATAATTGTCGTAGTGATCAGCCATAGAAAATGATTCACATATAGTCGTAATGTCAACCCCTTCAGAATTTATATAATTCTCTTGGAAAACATCCCACATGTGTCCGTGTTCGTGTATACTATCGTAAATTGGTATAGGTTTCCGATCTGATAATACATCAGCTATGAATTCTTTCGGTGTTTGGAAAATATCCATTTCATCATACCCATCAAGATAGGTGAAAAAGTTTCGAATATTACCATTACACCTATACGCTGCATTTTCTGCTTTAGGGCTTTTATCTTCAACGAGTGTGAGTAATACACTAGGTTTATGTTTCGGAATAAAAACAGTTTCAAAATTTGGATACATGCACATGTTTGTACACGTTACTAATAGTGAACCACGACTCAATCGATCACCATCAGAAACCTGTTCTATAATTGGTTTGAAGGTTGGTTCATAGTCTTCAATAAACACATGTTTGGATGAAGGTTTAATAAACGGTAAAAAGAGTGATTTACTTTTCAGATGTTCAGTTCGTAACTCAACATTATTTAAACCTTCCAAAACTTCATTGAGAACATATGATTTACCAACACCAGAACCCCCACATATGAATACATTCTTTCTTTCGCGAATGTACCGTCGAATAAGTTCAATTTGTTTGGTGTGAATTGTCACCACGGTTTTTACTTCCACTTTTTTTTGTGGTATTATTTTAATGAAAGAATCCATTGATGATATTACTAATCAGGCCATAGATTTAGTGCTGGAAAATGACGCACTACATAAACGTATCGTAGAACCTTTAAAAAGGAAAATTTTACCATACGTTGCATGTGGAGTTCTTACCAATGTGGTCATGTTTATTCTTTTGGTGTACCTTGCTCGACGTCTGAGTCTTCTTCCTCTTCATCTTCCTCTTCCACTTGACTAATTTCATCGTCCTCTGGTTCGGGTTCGGGTTTTGTTTTGGCGAGGAATTTACCCACACGTTCTAGGGGTGTATTTTTAGTTATAGCTTCTATGGGTTCAATAGTTTTTGGAACTTTCAAAAGTGGGATTGAACGCACATTAAGAATCTCTGGTTTTGTAAATACATTATCTAGAGGGTATTCTTGGTCAAAGTTTGTCATAATTTTTTTAGGAATTGAGGGAGACTGTTCAAGTAGTCTATCATATTCAGTCTTACAGTCTTCTACAAACTTCAGACCATGAATTTTACGCTCATCTCGTGGTATAGCTAACATTAATCGAATATTTCTAGATAAGAGACCATGTGATAACGCAGCAGTTCTATGATTTTCCATCAATTCGTTAATCTTTAAGAAATTTGAAATCGTGGCGATGAGACCCGCAATCAGGTTTAAACCACCTATGATAGACGGCGCCATCGGTTGAATACTGAGAGGCAAAGTCGTTTGTGCAAAATTTGCAGTGCCTGTAATAGTTGAAAGAACAATTACAGGTAAAGTGAACTTCATACTCAATTCTTTATAGAGTAAGAAAGCACGATGGTGCATGAACCTGTAGCAGGCACAGGTTTCACCCCATTGTCTTAATATGATTTCGTGCTGGTCGTTCCATATAATTTTATCTTTTACCATTATATATAGTAAATGAATATAATTTTTGCATTACATACTATTTTTATACTAATGATTTTGATTGTACCTTTTACAAATAATCGTAGAAACCTTGAGTTTTACTCGATGGTCATTCCATTTATATTTTATCATTGGTCAGTGAATGATGACACATGTGCATTAACCCAAGCGGAGGTTGCATTGACAGGTAAGTCTAAAGATGAAACCTTCATGGGGCGCCTGGTTGGTCCTATTTACAAAATGGAGGAGAATGATGTAAATAAAATGACAAAGACTATGTTTTTTGCTCTTTGGGCATTTACACAGTACAGGTTGGGGGTTTTTGATACATTCTTCGATGAACTACAAGAAACCCTTAAACGTAAAACAAAGTAATCTTATTTCCTCCTCGTAAGTTCCTGAACTTGTTTCATGAATTCACGATTCCGTTGAATCCTGGGGTCAGCGGCGATAAGACGAAGAAGAGCAGCAGTGGGTATAGTAGGTTTATTCCCAGTAGGTTTGGTCGTCTTCTTCAATCTTGTCTTGGCGTTCTGAAGTTGCTTTGCTGTTGGCATCTAATATACCTATATATAATTTATTGGTGAATCACCTATATATCTGAACTTGTCAAAAAAATGAACACAAGACCTAAAATTATCAAATACAATCATACACAACGCATCAGCTATATCGTGTTTCCTCTCATAAGGAATTCCACCTTCTATGTATTTTTCTGCTATGGCTACTGTTCTTTCCTTACGTTCTTCATAATCTAAATGTCGCATCCCAAAATGCACATGCATGCTCACAGGTGAAACTAGTAGAACCTTCTCTTTGAACATGTAATGTAATAAAATCTCGATATTTTGAAAGCCACCAGGTGGTTGTCGTTCTATAAGTATTTTATCAGCTGAATCGAAAATACTTTGGTGATCTTCTACAAATAAAGGAATGGTGTCTACAAAATCATTTGACTTTATATATTTATAATCTTCCAAACTTACCTTCTTTAGGAACTCTACCGTAATTTTTGGTCCCGATAAAGACTCGGCTAAAACGAGACCCATATTATGAAACCCGATGTCTATCGCCAACACCTTCATGTCTTTATGTGAAAGATTTTCCTTAACTATAGTATATGAAGAACAAACAAAAAACTCAATTGTTACTACTGACCGTTGTCGTACTTATCGCGGCTGTAGGCTACATGTTCTACAACCCCCAAGTTGTCGAGGTCCCAGTAGAAGTGGCTGTCCCAGTACCAGTGCGTGCAGTACCCACTCGTCGTGCACAGGTCCGGGAACCCGAATTTAGGGGCCCCCCTATCAAGCAGTACAAACCTGGACACATGCAGCAGATGGGTCTCATCACGAATGGTGATGAGACCCTCCCTCTTTACGGTAAAGAGGTCCGTGGTCGTCGGGACCGCTACAGTTACTACACCACCACCGGAGGTGAGAACATTTACCCAGTATCAGTTTCCCACAATGCGAGAGACTGCATGGAAGACATTGGGTGCCAAGAGCTATACGGAAATGAAACAGTCACCGTTACGGGAAAGACTGGTTCATTCACTGTAAACATGTACAGGACTGATGATTTCTTCTAATTTATTACTCCGCTGGAGTATCCTCTGGAGTTTCGGTAGCTGCTTGAAGCTTTTTGACACGTTTCTGTATGTCATTTACAAGTGAACTCGTCTGACTGGAAGAACAACAGCACGAAAGAGCACACACAGCTAATACTGGGGGTGGTTTCATTGGCATTTTCATGATAAGCATTACAACAAGCATGGAACAAATGCAAGAACCTACAGTCATTCCAAGTTTGTCGTTACTCATTGGTTCACCTGAGGTTGACATGAGAGCTCCTAACATCTTTACTATAGCTCAACAAAAATTATTATGGATACTATCGTATTCCCTCGTTATAAATCCAGATTTCCCTGACAATTCCGCCTTTGTGCGTAAAAGTTCAACTATCGTATCGTTATCAAGATGTTTAAGAAAATCCGCTTTCATCTCGATGTCGTGAAGTTGGTGCGCCTCCTTTTTACCCTGTACATAGGGCCATGTGTGTTTTCGTAGAGATGTGACTTCTTCTTCGAGTTGTCTAATTCTAGGAAGAAGAACCTTGTTAATAAGAATTTTAAGCTCTATGACATCACTCATCTTACCGTAAGTGCGTTTTTTATCTTTATACACTGTAAGATGTCACTACCAAAAGGTAAGAGAGATTTCATTCGGAAATTAATTGTAGATATGAATGAAGTGGCAGAAATTAAACGTATCATGAATCAAATTGGTAGGGAACCAACAAATAAGATAGACCATACGATAAAGAAACAGTTTCTGATTCGAAATGATAATGGTGAGTACACCGTGAATAATGTGAATCTTCGTATGGGTATTTCAGTTATTGATTTTGATTTGTTAGCTAAAATGTTATTACGTTTAGACCAATTGGGGTTTAACTTACAAGAGCTTTATACACACACTCAACCTAACCCGTTGTACTTTAACCAGGAAGATATGTTATACGCCAGACTTATTGTAAGTGATGATATCACATGTTTTACTGATTTGATTTTGTATTGATTGTCTCCGGTTTGAAGAAGTCATTGAAGGGGCAACCTGGACACCTTCTGTGACGTATAGCGCAATCGAGTATTTCAACCTTCTTCATACATGGTTTTTTTCGTGGTCGATAGGTTCGTCGCCGTCGCCCGATGTTATGAAAACAAATTGAGGTTTGACCAATAGCTAACATGTTACTAGAATCAAGGATGATAACTTTATATTAGAATAAATAATCTTAGTGGACAGTATATGCAGTATTTAGAATTGAAAAATAAGGCTAAGAAGCAAGGTCTTCGTGTCACCAAGACTGTCAAGGGAAAACGTGTAAAGCTCACACCCAAGGAACTCCGCGCTAAAATAAGTATGAACTTTGAGAACAGTGTGAAAAATGCACAGAAAGTTATCAGAGTGTGTCAAACTATTATAGTTCCAACCCGGTCGGTGGGTGCCCCACCCCC